ATACATCCATTTGATCCGCATCACTACTTATGAGACGTGTTTCAAAAAAGATTTTTTTGCTGGCTTGTGCTGCCCAGATTTCATTGCCTTGAAGGGAGGCACCCGTATTGTCTGATCCAGAGCCAGTAATTTGATACCATCCACCAATAGTATCCGCTACAACAACACCGGTCCCACTTGTAAGTGTGGAATAAGTCCAGTCATTTGTTCCATCAACCGCAATCCCAGTAAAATCTTCATACTGAAAAACATAATCGGGATTTATTTGAATTGGTAGATTTGTAAACCACGTACCACCAGCAGTTTGATTAGCTCCACCACTATATGCCACGGGTCCTGAAAAACGTGTAGTACTCATTGTAACTACCTCCTTACGAAAGGTTTTGCCCTAGAGTCTTCGTAAGCGTCTGCTAGGCCAGTCGCTAGGGCTTAAATATCCTAGAAAAATAAGGGGGAGAAGTATCCCCCCCTTTATCTAATTAAGCACCCGGAGATCCGAAGATACCGCGAGGATCTGACCAGCCGAACGCATAACGTTCCCTAGCCTTGTACCTTACGTTACCCGTATCGAAATCACCTTCCATTGAGGTTCTTACAGGCGTTCTGTTGAAGCCTTTCAAACCGTTTGGTGCGTCAGTGATAATGAACCACGCATCCGTGTCTGTGAGGAAGTGGTTGACATGGTAACCATCCGGAAGCATTCCCATGTTCCGCACGGCGTTGATGTCATTGTCCGCTGTCCCCGGACGGAGCGTAGATTCAAGTAAGCGATCAGTCGTGAACTGAAGTTCCTTCGGAACAATCATTTTCATTCCACGAACCGCTATTTTAAGTCCACGTTCGTCAACGAACCCGGCAATATCAATGAGCGCCTGTTCAAGGCTGGTCTCATTAAGATCCGCCGCTGTAGAAAGTTCGTTGCGGAAAGTATTACCAGTAACGAGAGTATGTACCGTTGAACATAGTTCAAGGCCATCCCCGCCTGTGTAAGTACTATCGAACGCATTATTAAGAATCGCGGCCCCTTTCACCTCTTTGGTTTGGCTCATACTACGCGCCAAGGCTTTAGTGTAACGAGAAGCCAGACGATCATAAAGATTGTCCTCTACAGCTTCCTCGGTGATGGAGAATGCCAAAGCAATCGTCTCCATCGTGTACCGAGCCGTGTACACTTCTTGAGCGTCATCGAAGGTTACTGCTGAACCTTCAGATTTAGTAGGTGCCGTACCAAAACCGGACAACATGACCTCTTCTTCAAAAGCACGGTCAGAACTTTCCATACTGAAAATTTCTTTATGCTCCTGAGTGTAGCGATCATACTCAAGTCCGAATAAGGCATTAAGGCCGGGTTCTAACTCTTTTACAAGTTGTGCTCTACTTATAGCCATTTCTCAACCCTCCTATACGCCAGCGGTGTCGGTTGTACCAGCTACAATAGCACCATTTGCGCTATTGAAGTGGTTATTCAACCGGACCAAGACAGCTATTCCAGCCGCCGAGAAGTCTTCACTAGCAGAATCCTCTTCCCAACCGAGAATACGCAAGTTCAACGTCTTAGTGGCGGCTATCGTGCTGACAGCCAAAGTACCCGATGACTGACCAGTAGTTGTACTGCCGCTAGTCCCCGTAGCAAAATCTGCATTTGCAAAAACACCGGCACGGGCCGTGGCTTTACTAGTCCACGTCGCGTCAGTTGCAATAGAAAAAATCTGCATTGGGTCATCTGCAACAAAGCACCGTATGGGATGGTTACTATCCGCTCCCGATCCGGGCCAATACATGCTCCACGTAGGTTTCCCTGTGGTGCTTGAGACATATCTACAACCTTGGAAAGAGCCAAGAAGACCAACAGAACCACCAGAAGCTGATCCTATAACATCAATATACCCCGTACTAAGGGGGATTACAGGAGTGCCTTGATAGATAGCATTGCTGTTGGCATTGGCAATTTCATAAGTCGTATAGCCGCTAACACCCGTGGAATTGGAGTTCTGACCCATCTTAGCAACAGGCCGAAGACCCCAAGATCCATTAGTATTTGCCATATTTATAGTTCCTTATAAAGCAAAACGATTAATAAAACAGTCCTATTCCTTTTTAGGACCACCAAACGTAACACGCGATTGACGTTCAGGTTTCTGAATAGCCATCGAATGATGCTGGGTTTCCTTCAGAAGATCGTTGTCAACGGCTTTCATCGCATCTTCTCTCATACTTTGAAAATACTCTGTTCGTTCCTCAACAATCTCTACCGGAATACGGGCCAGCAACAATCCACCGACACCAAAGACGCCCTCGTAGCGTCCTGTGTCAACAGTGGGGGCCTCAAAATCAGGGTATTCTTCTTTCCGAACTAATTCCCACCCTTCTCTCATGCGAGCAGAAATATTTTTCCGGTCATCAAATCCCCTAACTTCCGACCTTATCCACCTATGAACAAACCCTTCAGGTGCGGGCGGTGCGTCTAATAAAGACGGCGGTGACCAAGGCTGACGACGTGCTTTAGCCGTTCTTGTCTTGGCCGCGCGGGGAGTACGATCTATATCAGTATTTTCCATAATTTCGTTCTCCTTCAGCGTCAAGCTTTTTTGTATTTCGCGTACTCGTTAAGTGGCACCCCTAACTTATTGGCAATAGCAACTTCGCTGGGAGTGAGTCTTACTGTTTTGCGCCCAGAACTGCTGGAGCGTGTGGCAGAAGCAACCGCCTGTTGAGGGCGTCGTTCTTCCGCTACGGAAACTTCTTGAGACCCCCCGTTAAATTTATGGGGGAAAGCTTCACGCATTCTTTTGTCTATTTCAGCATAATACTCTGGTGTGCTGGTGTCAAAGGCTTCTTCTTCCACCAATGTCTTATGAATACCAAAGGCAGCAAAAGTCATGGCATCATTCGAACCGAACCAATCATTTTTACGGGCCCATTCCTCTGCTTCGGGTTCCGGTCTCGCAGGAACTTGTTCCGTTTGTTGTGCTTGTCGAGGAACCGGGGCCTGTTCTTGTACACGTTTTTGTTCTGCCTTGGCAGCTCTAACCCGTTCTTCCTCAATAGCAAGTTGGGCTAATTTCTTCTGGGCCTCTACTTGAGCAGCAGTGTCACTGGTCGCAATTGCTGTTTCCAACTCCTTTTCCAAAGAGTCCGTTTGAGAAGCAATGCGGTCCCCATATTCATTCACATAACCTACATCAAGGTTTTGAACGCGGCCCTTTAAAGAAGAATTTTCGTGCTGCATATTACGGGCATAAGTAATAGCTGCTTCTTGCTGACGCTCCGCTTCTCTTGCCTTACGGGTAAGTTTATCTATACGTTTTTGAACCTTTTTACTGTAAACCTCATGTTCATCATCTTGTTCTTCTGAATCAGAAGAAGTTTCGATAGACTCAATAACTTTAGCAGAGTCCTCTTTATCAATTTCAACTGCAACAGATTTTCCTTCGGAAGGAAGATCTATCAGCTCTTCTTGTATCTCAGGCATGGTACTATCTCCATGTTAATTGTAATGCAGGATATCTTCAGGGTCCTGTACAACGGCTATTACCTCATCGTCATTTAATATCCGAACCTCGCCGCCGTCTATTTTAAAACGCGCCCCGGCATATCTCCCAAAAATTACCCAATCCTTTTCCTTGCACCAAGGACCTTCTGGAAATTTATCTTTATCCTTATAGGCCAAAGCCCCCACTTTTAGCACATAACCGCAAACAGTTGCTACTGAATCTCTTTCAACTACCTGATCCGGTAAATATATCCCTGCTTCAGTTTTTCCTTTACCTCTATACGGCAAAATTAATATGCGCCATCCAGAAGGAAAAGGTAGGCGATCTAAAGAACTTATATCTAATTTCTCAGGATCAAGAACTTTTTCGTCCGATTTGACATAAGCTTTTTCCAACGAGACAACATTATCTGAACTTTTAACCATTAATCTGCTTTCTCCAATATTTCTCTTAGCTCTTGACCTATATAATCCAAGGATTCTATTGACCCAACGAGTTTTGAATACTCTGACATATCCTTTATAGAACCACCCGCCAACATTTCCACAATGCGAAACCTGCGTTCATCTATGGTTTTTATAAGGTGTTCAGCTAAATGTATACCGTCCATTAATCTGAAATCTTTACTGTTCCGCACACGCCTGCATCAGCAGCGCCGTTTACAGAATAAACCTTTAAAGTAACCTTAGTAGTTCCAAGCATGGTGCGAATACTAAAGTCTACTTCCTGACCGGTGGGTACATCCTTATATTCCTTCTCCCATTCCGGATCTGTGTCTGAAGAACACTTTATGTTCCATGTGTAGCCGTCAGGTGCAGTAACGCTGCCTTTAGCATCTACCGTACTGCCAATAGTACTATACTTTTTACTTTCTTCCCACTCACCACTATCATCAAGGCAAAAACTAATGTTTTCTGAATCAGACATTAAACCATCAGGTAGTTCATTATCCCATACTTTAGGAAACGGATGAGGCACTTTTTTCTCCTTTTATCTAAATTGTCTTTTTTCAAGCTGCCATGCTCTGGCTTTAGACATGGCTCTATTGCCAAACCAAAATGCAATTATCGCTGAAAATATTGCGGCTGTTTCAGAGTCCCATGCAGTTTCAATGGCTAATGTCCAATCAAGATTTTGATTGGATATCATTGCATAAATCATGGTTCCCTTAACCGAAGCAAACATCATGAAGAATGCATAAGTAATGATAGGGCGCACAGAACCCCTAAGACCGTTGACAAATCCACCAGCGTCAATACTTCTATCATGTGCATATAGTCCTTTTGTTTCCGCTATTTCAGCTTCCGCATCTAACTCTTGGATTTTAAGCTTGGACATTTGATCCGCATATTGGGCTTTTGCTTCGAGCATAGCCAACTCATGCTTATCGGCCTGTTTCTGTTTAAAAAACCCTAGGATTTCAGGAATGATAGAAGTCCCGAAACCCATCAGGGCTCCCAGAAGGGATATCATTTTTTACTTCTCATGTATGCAGTCATACCCATATATGCACCAACAACTCCTGCTTGTCCAATATAAAACAACCCGAATAAGTCTGCTAAAGCCTTAATTCTGCTATCCGGGAAAATTGGAAGAAAAACAGCTACTGTAAAAACCAACATAGATATCATAGCTACCCAAGCCATTCTACGCTGGGCGTCTGCTTTTTCATGACTGTCCAAAGCTTCTGCTGCTGCTATCTCAGAGTCATCAACAACGCCATCTAAATTAATATCAAGGTCGTTATATGCACTATCGTGCTCTAACTTTTTTTGGACCATGCTTTTTAACTACGTCCATTGAAACGATCTCTAAGCTTGTTTGTGAACTCCCACAAAGCAGCGATTTGTTTATCCTGGATATCACTCTGGGCTCTTAACTTAACTGTCTCAACGTAAGTATCTCTTTTCGTTATTTCATCAACATCTTTACGAAGCACCTGTACGGAAGAATTTAACTTCACGGCTACGACTATTAAACCTAGTAAAGCTACAATTTGATGCCAATACTGAGAAATTACGTCCAAGAGGGTTGCTTTTTACGATGCTTATTCTTCTCTTCACGAAGAATTACGCCGCCTAGCCTTTTTAATGGATTTCTTCACCGTCTTTTTCCTTTTTGCACCCGTCTTTTTTTTCTTGGGAGGACGACCTAATTTACTGCCGTAAGTTCCAGGTCCATAAGGCATACTAAATTCCTATGCAATCTCGAAGGAGCCACCACGTACAGCTTCACCCATACCGCGAGCAGTACCTTTTGTGATTTCTCCCTTGGCCACAGAAGGTGTAGAAACTGACTCTGGAGGATTATAGGGGACAAAGCCCTGATCTTTTATAACCATTCCTTTACGAATTACACCATTAGAACCATTCACTTTTTTATTAGCCATAACATTCTCCTATAACAGGCTTGTTTTAATACGCTTGTTTCTCAACTTTTTTCAACATCCCCGGCTGACCCGTGAAATAAATGCAGGAAAGCTCCGCTGTATTTTCCAACATAGCCGCCCATACATTTTCTTTTGTCACATAAACTTTAAAAATATTGTTCTTATCTATAAATCCAGTAAAAACTATCTGATCCGGTTTAAAAATCCGCTCAGATTTTTCGGAAGGAGCACATTGAATTACCGTGGTGGTCAACATTGTTGCATAAACAGTAGCATTTTCCGGGTTTTTCTCATGCTCCGCAAAAACGGAAAAAGAAAACAACAACACGCCGCTTAAAAAAAGAAAACTGATTGCGCGTTCCACCCTAAAGTTCTCCTATTGCTGCCTCTGTTTCATAAGTTCTCTTTCTTTTGCAGCATCAATACGGGCGTCCGCAATATCTTCCATTGATTTTATACGCTCCTCTCCAAGACGTGCATTTATAGCCGTCTTTTCTTTTTCAAGAGCTAACCTTTGCTCATCAATCAAAGATTCATTTTGATCACGTTGAGCGCGAATATCAAGATCCCGTGCTTTAAGAGCCAGTAATGGATCAGGCCCCGAACCACCGCTAATCTGAACACTAACAGCTTTCACTTCCTGCATACCCTGAGAAATTAATTCCGCTACTAGAGATTCAATTTGAATAAGATCTTCTTCAGTGGGTTGTCTATTCGGAGCTTGCTCCTGCAACTGTTGAGCAACCTGTTCCTTGGCTTTAATAGACACATGTTCCATTACATGCTTTTGCAAAGCCATTACGACAGCAGGCATCTGCATGACCATTCCAGAAGAGCCGAAGACCAGATGGGCCATAATATGAGCGTCATGATTTTGCCCTTCAAAGGCAACAAGGGGTAGGTTTTCAAGAGAATCCGAGTTTTCTACTGCCGGATCTTTTGGTTCCGGCTCGCCTTCTTGGGCAGGTTTAAGGATAGCATCAACATCACGTACCCCTATTGCTTTATACATGCGCCGATATGCTTCATACATATTATGAAGATCAGGTGCTGACTGAGCTAATTGTAATTCTGTTTGAGCTAACGTTACCCGTTGTGCCATCGAAAAAATATTAGGATCAGAAACCGGGATGACATCAACCCGACCATCGAAGTCTTTAGCTTTTATGGTTCGCTCACCACCAACAACTTCGTATGGATATTCAGGAGGCAAGTATTCTCCAAACACACGTGCCAGTAAAGTGAACTCTTCTTTTTGAGCATAATGAAGGCGCTTGTGAATTGCCGACATAACCTTTGCGCCCTGTTCCAGAAGAGCAATCGTTGTTCCAACTGCCGCCTGCTGGTTCCCGTCTCCTACTTGAAGATTGGATACGGCAGCGAACCGTTGACCCGCTTCAACGCAAAAACCCATTAACTGGAACAGGGTTTGATCAGCTCCTTTATAAGGAAGAAGCATTAAAGAATCTCTGATAGCCCCACCCGGAGCATCAACATCCCGAAACTCACCCGGAGATAAAGGATCGTCATCATTACGAATACGCAATCCCCGAGCTTTAAAACCAGCCGGTAAGTTAGACAAGGTGCCCGCATCAATAAGCTGGCGCAACGCAGCAGTAGCCGTGCGGCTCAAACCACCAATCATATGAATTAAGCCAAGCCCATAAAAACCAAACCCGGGCAAAAACTTGAAATGCACAAAGTATTGAATCTTTGTTTTATCGGAATCGTCTTCTTTCCAGTTACGACGGATACTTAGTACTTTTCCATTTTCTTCCGCAACCGTAACAACATAAGGCAACTTGATACCAGTGGGTTCGCCATCCGAAGCTTTATCTTCATGGCCTTCAACATCCAAATTGACGTGGCACTCAAGCACCGTGACATCGGTATCAAGATACGACGCCGTAACACCTGCAATATCATCCATTTCCTCCTGTACTTCTGAGGGGTCCATCTGATCACCAGACACTTCAACATCACGATAAAACCCTGCAACTTGCTTCTTTCTCAGCTCATTCTCGGTCATTTGAATGACATGAGTTACATTCTCGGAAGTACCTAAATCAGTAGCGGTATATGGAACAATTATATTTTCCGCCGGAACAAACTTGCTAACAGCCCGCCCCAAGAACTCATCGTAATAAACCTTCTTGAATGTAGATCCAGACAGAGGAAGATAAAACAGCATCTGATCAAACTCAGGCGTGTACTCGTTCATTATGCATGTAATCTGGTAATTCATGTAATGACGTACACGTTCCGCCTGATCATCAGCTTCAGGAGTAACCCTCCCGATAATTTCTGTTCTTACGGGGCCTCCCGCCGGAAGCATCTCTCCAAAAGCCTGTGCCTGAAACTGCGTAACCGCTTCCGCCAGCAAAGGATGTGTTACACCGGAAGAACCCCTGAACGGTTCTGATTTCTCCTCATACTTAAATCCGAGAAGAACAAGACCCTTGCTGTACGCATCTTCCCAATCCTTACGCCCGGATTTATTATTCTCATAATCCTCCAACAAACTGCTGGATATTTTGGAAAGCTCACCGTCCTCTAAAACCTCCGCAAGGTTAGAATAAAAATCCCCTTCTTCAGAGGACTTTGCGGACGGATCAAAATCAACTACAACACCTCCATCCTCCTCTACCTGTATATCAATGTCGGGTCCTTCAATAACCCCCTCTTCTTCAACAGAGACTTCTGCCCCCTCTTCTACGTCCAACTCGACAGGCGGCAATGCGTCCCGGCGCTCCACCAAGGACGCAGTGCCAAAGTTACTTCTTGGAAGCCCCTGATCAGCCATTAACTGAACAACCTGCGGGACAAGGTTGGAGAAAGTGCCGTGGACAAAGTGCGGCGGACAGGGCGAACATCGTCTTCATCCTCACGGTGCTCCCGGTATTCACGCATGCTTTCGCCCGCAACGCGAACGGGAAGAGATCCTTTCCGACGAAGTTCACCGGGCATAGTGCCACGGCCCACGTAACCGCCCTGAGCAAACTCGGGCATCGGACCACGGACTTCTTCAAGGGCTTCAAAGTCTGGCGCAGTCTGACCTTCACTAGGAAAAAAGGATGGCCCCGGAAAAGAGGACCCCATTCCGGCCCACGCATCATATTCATTTGTACCAACGGGTGTCGCAGGAGTTGCTGGATCATCGTAGATTTGGTACTCTCCTACTGGTCCCATCGGTCCCGAAGGAGCCAGAAGTTCTCCCCCACGGGCATCGAAATTTGAAATTCTCGTGTCACCCCACTCCCTTCCTGCTCTTGGCATAGACCCCATAATAGACTCAAGCCGATTCGCGAAGTCAGGATCTTGGCTCGCGACAGTCAGTAAACTGGCCCTGTTATTGCTAAGAAAGCTGCGTACTTGATCCATAGTGCCGTCCCTAAGAACTGCCTCAAGCTCCTGAATTAATGCCTGCGCGTCAGAGGAAGGAACAGGAGTACGGTTCCCTAATTCATCCGGAGGAGGCGCACTCCCCATTGCTATCATCATCTCGGAAATTGTCTCATCAGCCATCTTAGACTCTCCTTTTCTTGCGCTTCGGCTTCCTGCTCTTGAAATAGTTTACCTGCTTTTCTCTCTTCGCGGCTCCGGCACGGGTGGAATAGGTGCCGAGATTCTTGCCCGTCTTGGAAACGAGCCGGTAACCGCCTCCTGTTT